CGAACCAGAATCTTACGAATATGCAGACCCACATGGTGGATGGCTTTACGCTGATTTTAATGCTAATGAAGCAAGAAGAAAAAATGATTCTAGCGTAAAAGCAATTATTGAAAAAGGAGAAGCTATAATGAGTGGTAAATAATGATTATTTCATGCTTAATAGGAATTGCGGTTTTAACACCGCAATTTTTATCTGATTATCAAGAGTGTAAATGGTATCAAGAAGCTGCGTATCATACGCAAGAATATCATCACGCTTTTGAGTTATATCTTAAAGAAGAAGATTATTTATGGGCTATTGCTACAACCTTCTGCGAATCTTCTGGAAATCAACACGCAGTATCTTCTGCTAACGCTAAAGGTATTTGGCAATTTCTTAAAAAAACTGAAAAATGGATAGAATCTAAAGTTGGCGAAAATCTTAATCCATTTAATCCTTACGATGCAACTTATATGGCAGCATGGATTTTATATAATGACACTAATCCGAAAAGACATTGGAACGAATCTAAGCATTGTTGGAATAAAAACTTACCAAATAATTCATACAATTTACACTATTAGGTCTAAAATATAGCATTAAGCACTACACCGACAGGTTCGGTGTATTTAGATAACTAACAGGAGTAGTGATAATGTCAGAAGCAGAGCAAGCTGAACAAGTGCAAGAAGATACCCAAGTAGATAGCGCAGCTGATAACGATGCAGTTGAAGTTGCAGATTCATCTTCAGAAGTGGTAGTCGATGGCGACAATTCTTCAGATGATGAACTTGATAAGCGAATACAAAGGGCTAATAAAGAAGCTGCAAAATTTAGAGTAGAGAAAAAGGAAACTGAAGAGAAGTACGATGCTTTAATTCAGAACTTAGGCAAAGCTTTAGGATTTGTAGAAGAAGAAAATGCTAACAACGCAGATGCTTTAGCAGATAAAGTTGAACAGTTACAAACTGAAAACAGAAGTCTAAAGTTGATGCAAGCATTTAACAACGTTGTTAAGACTGAAGGCGCAGATGATGAGCTAACATGGTCTTACTTAATGGCTAAAGGTCAATTAGGCGAACTAGATGTAGAAGATACAGAACTTAGTTCTAAACTAGCTGAACTTGTAAAAGATGCTATTAAAAGTAAACCAGCTTTAAAAGCTGCGGAAGCTTCAACTTCAGTTGCAAAGAGTGGTTCGGATATGAGTACAAATTCTCAACCGCTTGATACAGAATCAAGGATTAGACAACTTGAAGCTGATAAAAAAATGAAAGAAGCAAGGGCATTAAAAACCCAAAGACTTTTAGAGCTTACAAAAGAGCAATAAAAGATAAGTATTAATTTAACAAGTTGATTAGAAGGAGATAACCAGAAATGGCAGGAATCACAGGGCAAGGTACAACTTTTAATCTTCCAAATTACGTGGGAGATTTATTTGAGTTGACACCTTCAGACACACCATTTTTGTCGCTAATCGGTGGATTAAGTGGTGGCGAAAGCACTACTTCTCCGACCTTCCAATGGCAAGCTTATGATTTGAGAAGCGCAGGACAAAACGTAGCACTTGAAGGCGCATCAGCACCAACTGCTGAAGCAAGAGTAAGAGCTAACTATTACAACATCTGCCAAATTCATCAAGAAGTTATTGAAGTTAGCTATTCCAAGCTAGCTGCTATTGGCGCATTTAGTGGCGAAAATATACAAGGGGATAACCCAGTTACAAACGAAATGGACTTCCAAGTAGAGCAAATGCTAAAGCAAATCGCAAGAGATGCAGAGTATTCTTTCTTACAAGGTTCATTTCAAGAACCATCAGACAATACAACCGAAAGACAAACTAGAGGTATATTGGCAGCTGCTGGCAACGTTAAATATAACGATGATGCTGGCGATGGTTCTGGTACAGACCAAGCATTAACAGAAGATGCAGTCTTAGACCTTATGCAAGCAATTTGGGAAGATGGCGGAATCGCAGTTTCAGAAACCGCTACACTCATGGCTAACGCTAACGTTAAAAGACAACTTACTGATATTTTTGTTACTGACAAAAACTATCGTGAAGAATCAAGAAACGTTGCTGGTGTAAACGTACAAACAATCGAAACTGATTTTGGTAAAGTTAATATTCTTTTGAATAGACACATGCCAACTACAGAATTAGTTGTTGTATCAGCAGAATTATGCGCACCAGTTTTCATGAACGTTCCAGATAAAGGATTCTTATTTGTTGAACCACTTGCAAAAGATGGCGCTTCAGAGAAGTTCCAAATCTATGGAGAAATTGGATTAAAATATGGTAATCCAAACGCACATGGAAAAATTACAGATATTGCTGCGGTCTAAGTAGTAATACACTTTAAGTTAAGACCATCCATTAAATTGGATGGTCTTTTCTTTTTATGGGTTATAATCACAACATGGATTTTATAGATGAAAAAGGTATAGTCCACAAAGGATTCAATGTAAAGCAAGCATTTAAGTTTGGATGGAAACCAGTTGGAGAAGATGCCGATAAAGTTGAAATTAAAGAAGAAGTAGCGGTTAAAGCGGAAGAAGAATAATGAGCTGGTACATGCTAAATGGCGAAGCTATATTTTTTGAAAATGATGCTTTAATACCAAAGCACATGAGAAAAAAGATAGAAGCTATTGAAGCACCAGATGCAGCTGGTGGCGCATGGAAAACTAAAACTGGTAAGCGTAGAGCGCAACCTATGAAACTAAAAACTTTAGAGGAAGAGTAATATGGCAACTAATGTATATTTAAGACCAAGCTACTGCACAGTAGATGAATACGAAACAGTTACTGGTGGTAACGCATCACAACAAACAGTTACTTTAGCAAAGCTGCAACTTGCTTCAGATATTATTGATTATCACGTAAACGTAGCTTTTAAAGTTGATACTTCTGGTAATCCTACTAATGATGATGTTCACGATATTTTAAGAGATGCAACTGCATGGCAGATGGATTACATGGTCGAATTAGGCGTAGATGATTTTGATAAACTAGAACATAAAGGCAAAGTATCTTTAGGTTCTTTACAGATGGAAAAATATCCAGACCATTTAGCACCACGTGCAAAAAGAATATTAGTTAATCATGGATTCTTCGGATATAGAGCTGCGGTATTTTATAACTATGATGACAGTTTACCAAAAGCTATAACCGATGACCAAGTGTATGAATAATGGTACAGTATCACAACTTAATTTCTCCATTATTAACAATGAAGGTAACAAGATATTCAATGCAAGGTTCATCTGCTTATGGCGAAGTCTATGACACCGCTGAAGATGAATTTAAGTGCAGAATAGAACCATCTAAAAGAAGAATCCAGACTGATTCTGGAGATGAAAAAATAACAAGTGCTAGATTATTTTGTAAAGGCACACAAGACATAAATGTTGGCGACAAGATTGTATGGGATGATGGAGATGAAGGCGCAATAACATATTATGTTTTAGGCGTAGATACCATTATGGGATTTCAACATATTTCACACAAAGAAGTTGATTTAGGAGTTAATCAAAGATAATGGCAAAATACTACAACGCTAAATGGTTCGGAGATGATGTTAAAAAGAAAATTATGTCCGCACAAGAAAAAGCAATTACATTAGGATTAGAATTTGTAAAACAAGAATCAATTAAAGTTGTACCAAAAGATACTGGCTTACTAGAGAAATCTGCTGGCGTTAAATTAGTAAGAGATGAATTAGGTAAGCATACTGGATATGTTTACTACGATACTCCATACGCAATTAAACAACACGAAGAATTAGGTTATCGACATGCTGAAGGTCGTATTGCTAAATATTTAGAATTACCACTTCAACAACACAGTAAAACTGCATTAGAAATTATGCAACGAGTTATAAAAGGTCAGATTAAATAATGTTGGCATCAGAAGTAGCAGAGTGGATAGGAGATAATATAACATCTTGTAGTTTTGATACTACTGGAGTTACTGGTAATGTATTTATTTCAGTTATGCCAGCTAGTCCAGATGTTTGCGTTATGGTAAGTGAATATGGCGGAGTAGCTGATGACAACATTATTTAATCT